GGCATGGCGGCGGCATCGATCACCGGCACAAGTGGCGCCGGCTCAGTCGGGTCGGTTGTGGCGGGCGGCGGTGCGGTTAAGACGATTACCGGCGTATCCGGCACAGGGTCAGCCGGTACCGTCCTTACATCAGCCGGGGCATTCAAAACCCTAACAGGCGTATCGGGCACGGGCAGCGTCGGCACACTCACCGCCGTAGGTGGCGGCGGAGTCAATGCCACGGCCACCATCACGGGCGCAACAGCATCGGGTGCAGTGGGTAGCCTAGCCACAAAGGGCAGTGCCCTGGTGTCTATTTTGGGCGTCGTCAGTTTCGGTCAGTCCGGGTATGTATCGGCCAACAACGGTGTGCCATTGCCGCCATCAGAACATTACGCCGACATCGCCGCTCACATCATGTCGGGCCAGCTAACCGGTGCCGACAATTTGCTTTATCTGCGCATCGCCCGCCGCCGTGGCAACCGGGTCTAAACCGTCCACCGTTTTGCCTTACAACCGGACACCTAAGCCGCGACATTAGCGGCTATGCCCAAACCACTCAGCATCCCCCAAGCGCTGGCGGCCCACCTTAACGCAGGCCGCGCTGAGCGCTCACTAAAGGTAGAGCGTCAAGCGATAGACGAGACCGCCCGCACCGCCACCCTGGCGTTTGCCAGTGAGACCCCATACGAACGGTTTTGGGGTATCGAGATTTTGGATTGCACCCCTGGCAGCATGCGCACCGGGCGTCTGCAAAGCGGGGCAAATCTTTTATGCGACCATGATGCGACTGATGTCGTGGGCGTTGTTGAATCTGTCGAAATCGGTGCCGACCGGGTAGGCCGCGCCGTTGTGCGTTTTGGAAAAAGCGCCCGCGCAGAAGAAGTGTGGCAAGACGTGCGCGACGGCATCCGCCGAAACGTGTCGTTTGGCTACATGATTCATAAAGCGATTTTGGTTGAGACCGTGGACGGTGTGGATACCTACCGCGTGACCGACTTTGAACCGTTTGAAATATCCCTGGTATCCGTACCTGCTGATGCAAGCGTGGGCGTTGGTCGTAGTGCCGACACCACCACCGCACAAGCGCGCAGCAGCGTAAGCGTGACGGTTGAGGTCGAAATTAATGACGACGAAGGCGCCCCCGATGCTGAACCCTGCGGCCCGGCAGACACAGCGCCCGAATCTGACATTGAAGACCCCACGCTGAACGCCTGCGCACTGCCAAACAAATCACTCCAACCCCAAGGAAAAATTATGTCTGAAGTCATCACCGCCCCCGCGCCTGAAGTGCGCAACCACGCCGCCGAAATTTCCAAAGTCGCCGCCGCTTTCCCCGGCACTGGTGACTTGGCGCTCTCGGCCATTCAACGCGGCCTGACGGTCGAGCAATTCCAGCGCGAAGCGCTTGACAAGCTGGCCACCGCCCCGTTGCCCACGTCGGACATCGGCCTCAGTCAAAAAGAAGTACGCCAATACAGCGTGATGCGCGCCATCAATGCGCTGGTGAATCCGGGCGACCGCGCCGCCCAAGAGGCCGCTGGTTTTGAGCGCGCCGCAAGTGACGCCGTGGCCAAGAAAATGGGCAAAGCCTCACGCGGATTCTTTTTGCCCACCGATGTGCAAAAACGCGACTTAACCGCTGGCACCACCACGGCGGGCGGCTTTTCCGTCAGCACCGATCTGCGCCCGCAAGACTTTATTCAAGCGCTGCGCAATGCGATGGTGATTGATGGCCTGGGCGCCCGCATGCTCACTGGCCTAACGGGTAGCGTGGCCATCCCTAAACAAAGTGGCGCGGCCACTGCCTACTGGGTGGCGGAAAACACCGCACCCACCGAGAGCCAACAAACCTTGGCACAGGTTACTCTGTCGCCCAAGACCGTGGGCGCCTTTACCGACATCAGCCGCCGCCTGCTGTTGCAATCAAGCATCGATGTGGAAAACATGGTGCAAACCGACCTGGCCACCGTGCTGGGCCTGGCTATTCAGCAAGCGGCCATCAACGGCGCGGGTGGCTCCGCCCCGACCGGCCTGCTGACGGCTATCACCCCCGGCATCATCGGCGGCACCAACGGCCTGGCACCCACTTGGCAAAACATGATTGATTTGGAAACCGCCATAGCCAGCGCAAATGCTGATGTTGGGTCGATGGCCTATCTGACCAACGCCAAGGTGCGCGGCAAACTCAAATCCACCCAAAAGTTTGCCACCACCAACGGTGCGCCGGTTTGGGATTTGGGCGCCAACCCTATTAATGGCTACAACGCTGCGATCACAAATGGCGTGCCCAGCAATTTGACCAAAGGCACCAGCTCTGGCATCTGCTCAGCCATCATGTTCGGAAACTTCAGCGATTTGGTCATCGGCATGTGGGGCACGCTTGATCTGCTGGTGGACCCCTACACAGGGTCCAGCGCCGGTACCGTGCGTGTGGTGACACTGCAAGATGTAGACGTGGCGATCAGAAACGTCGAATCTTTTGCGACGATGGTCGACGCCCTGACGACCTGATACGGTAGTTGCCGCCATGCTGCAAGAAAACCTCGCCGCCTTCATGAACCTGGCCGAATTTGCCACCAGCGTCACGCTTAACGGTGTGATCAAGGCGGCAATTTTCGACGCGGCTTATGCGGGCGCTGATGTGGGGCCCTACGGCATGGCCAGCACCGCGCCCACACTGACCATCGCCACGGCGGACGTGCCGCCCGCTGTGGTCAGCCTGCCGGTGGTGATCAACGCCATCAACTACCGCGTGGCCGCACATGAACCTGACGGCACCGGCATTAGCCGCCTGCGCCTGGAGCTGGCATGACGGCGTTTGCCAATATCGTCACCGCGCTGCTGGCAAATTTGTCGGCGTCGGTGGCGGTGTCACCCAACATCCACCGCGCCGTGCTGCGCCCCCTGCCGGATACCGAAAACACCGCCGTGGTGGTGCGTTGGCTAGGTGCCCTGCCTGAGCGGTTCGAGCTGGCCGGGTACCCCATCGACATGACGACGCAAATCGCCATCGAATGCTATGCACGCAGCACCACCACCCCGGCGGATTTGGCAATAGACGCGCTACTTGAGGCGGTCTACACCCGGCTGATGTCAGACCAGACCCTAGGCGGCACCGTGGGCGACATCAACTTTACCGAGCTGCATTGTGATTTTTCCGCCGAGGCGCAGCAGTTCAGCCATGTGACCCTCACGCTTGAGGTGCGGCATCGCACCAACGGCGCAAACCTATCGTAAAGGACACCCACCATGGGCCGCCTAATCCGCAACACCGCCATCCTGGCAAAAATCGAGGCCACCGTAGGCACTGACCCGGTACCTACCGGCGCATCAAATGCCCTGCTGGTGTCTAACCTGTCCATCAACCCGATCAACGCCAAAAACGTTGACCGCGCCATTTTGCGCGCCTACCTAGGCGGCTCTGATCAACTGGTGGGCACCCGGTATGTGGAGATGGGCTTTGATGTCGAGTTTGTCGGCAGCGGCACCCTGGCCACCGCCCCGGCCTGGGCGCCGTTGGTGCAAGCCTGCCTGTGCAGCGAGACCGTCACCGCCACTTTCCGCGTCGACTACACACCCAAAACCACAGCAGGCACTGCCGACAGCGTGACCATTTACTGGTATGACGACGGCGTACTGCACAAAGCCACCGGCTGCCGGGGCAATGTGCAAGTGAGCATGAAAGTCGGCGAAAAACCCGTGTTGAGTTTCAAGTTCAGCGGCATTTACAGCACGCCCACAGCCTCAGCCAACCCCAGCACCACCTTGACGGCATTCAAAGCCCCGCAGGTAGTAACCGACGCCAACAGCCAGGATTTAACCTTTGGCGCCACCCATGTGACCACCGTTGCCCCGGCGTTTACCGGCGGCACCATTTACCCCAGTCTGGGCCTTGAACTCGACTTTGGCAACTCTGTCAATTTCAACGCCGTACTGGGTGGCGAGACCGTTGACATCACCGACCGCAGCGTCACCGGCAAAGTCACCCTAGACATGACCGCCGCGCAAGAAGTCACCATGATGTCATCGGTAGAGGCGGGCACCCTGACCAGCATCGGCCTGCTACACGGCACCGTGGCCAACAACAAAGTGGGCATCTGGATGCCTACCGTGCAACTGATCAACCCCAGCAAGACCGAGTTAAACGGCAAACGCCTGATTGCGTTCGATTTGCGCGTTTTGCCCAGCACCGGCAACGACGAGGTGCGGTTAATCACCGCCTTCGCTTAAAGGCAAACGATGCAAACAACCGCCCAAAAACCCCGCTGTGGTACGGTACCACAGCCCCACACGCGGGGGCACTGATGTTCAAAATCAACCCCGCCCCGACCTTCGCCGCGCAAGTGCCTTTAAGCGTGCCAGGCCTGCCCGCGCCACTTGAGGTGGCGATCACCTTCAAGCACAAAAACCGCGCCGCCCTGGCCAAGTATTTGACCGATTTGCCGGGCAAAGAACACGCCGTTTACCTAGACGAAATCATTGAAGCCTGGACCGGCATTCATGACGACGCGGGCGAACCTGTGCCCTACAGCCTCACGGCCTTGACCGACTTGCTGGGCGCCTATTCCGTGGCCCATGCTGAAATTTTGGCGGCATACACCCGCGAGCTTACCGAGTCGAAAAGAAAAAACTTTTAGAGGCTGCCAGCAGGCTGATTACCGGATGGGACGACACGCAAACCACCAACTCAGCACTGGCAGCCTTCGGACTCCAACCCCTTGCGGCTGGCCCGCAGCACTTAGACATCTGGCCGGAAAACGTGCAGCCTTTCAATGTGTTTTGCAGATTGCGGACACAGTGGAATATTGGCATGAATGGCGCCACCGGCCTGAATTACGCCAGCTTGGAATTTTGGCTGAAGCTGGAAGCGGTGCCCCCGCCGGACTGGCTAGAGGTGATGGCGGGCGTGCAGACCATGGAACATGAAACCCTGCGCCTCTGGCGCGAAATGAGGTGAGGTAAGCATGGCAGATGTCAAATTAGTCATATCCGCGCTCGACCAGACCAAGGCCGCCATTGATAGTGCCAAGCGCAATATGGAGGGCCTGGGGAATACGGTCGAACAAGCCAAAGATGCCATCGCAGGCTACGCCAAAGGTTTAGTGGGTTTGTGGGCGGTGTCCACGATTTACGAATACGGCAAAGAAATGGCGTTGATGACTGCCCGGTACGAGACGCTGGGTGTGTCGATGACGGTGGTGGGAAGAAACGCGGGTTACACGGGTGAGCAGATGGAGGCCGCCGCAACCGCAATGCAGCGCAGCGGCATTAGCATGGTCGAGTCACGCCAACAGGCTATGCGCCTGGTGCAAGCCCACATAGACCTGGCGAACTCGCAAAAACTGGCCCGTATTGCCCAGGACGCCGCGGTGATTGGCAACATGAATTCAAGCGAGGCATTTGCCGCGATGATTCATGGCATCAGCACCGGCCAGCCGGAGGTGTTGCGTACCATTGGCCTAAATGTCAGCATGGAGCAGTCTTACAAGGTAATGGCCGCAACACTTGGAAAGCACGTTGACCAACTCACGCAAAACGAAAAAACGCAAGGCATTTTGAATGCTGTGATGCTGGCCGGGGTAGATATTGCGGGCACCTACGAGGCCGCAATGGATACCGCAGGCAAGCAGATCAATTCGATGCAGCGCTACACCGACGATTTGAAGACTGTGCAGGGTGAGGTGTTTACTGATGTGTTGACGACGGCGGTGATGGCTTTCACCGACCACTTGAAGGGCGCCAACGATGAAGCCAAAGCGCTGGCAGCCAACAACGAATTAAAAACATGGGGAGAGGGCATCACAGATGTGCTAGCTGGCTTGGCTGACAACGCCAATAACGCGTATCAAGCAGTAAAAGTATTAGGCCTTACTGGGGCCATGGTCAAAGCGATGGGGGACACGACTCCGCTGGATTTTGCTGGTCGATCCGCGATTAAGGACGGCTATGACGCCGATATTGCAGCCGCCTTTGCGAGTGAAGACCGATTTACCAAAGCCCTGTCTGAAAGACGTGCGGCTGTTGCTGACAAAGCCACTAAAGCGCAGGCTGAAACTCTGGCCAAGGATGCGGCTTACACCACGGCCATGAACGCTTATGCAGAAGATCGCAAGGCGGGTTTGATGTCAGAGGCGCAATACGTAAAAACGGTGCAGACGGTGTACCAAGCCTTGCGCGGCGATAACCATGTGTACCGTGACACCTTGGCAACTACACCCAAGGCAACGGCTGCCAACGAATACGACAAGTTGATGCAATCAATCAGCGAAAAGACCGCCCTGCAGAACGCTGAAGCCACTAGCAGTGACAAGCTCAACGACGCGGACAAGTTAAAGATTGATCTCTATGACAAGATCGACGCGGGGGTGTTCAAACTTTCTTTGTCGAAAAAACTTTTGCTTGATGCGTCACTGGATGAATACGACACCGCAATCAAACTCAACGCCGCACACGTGGCTGAAGAAAAAGCCACGTTTGCAGCGTCTGAGGCCCATAACAAATACATTGCGGGCCTGGTCGACGGCCTGGCCAAATATCAAGAAGAATCCGCCGCCATTGCCGAGGCCAATGACCGCATGGGCTTGAACAAGGAAGCCATCGCCGCCATGGACGCGGCCAAACTCGATTCCAAGGCCGTCACCCTTGATCTGATGGCCATCAAGATGTTGGACAAAAATTTGGACGAGGCCCAATACAACATCTACAAAGCCCAAGCCGACGAACTGCGCAACCAAGCGCAACTCAAACGCACGGGCGCTGCCAAGGGTGCCGCGCTGGACGCCGCAGACGCGGCAAACAAGATGTCTGAAGACGCCGCCAAGAGCCTGCATGACGATGTTAAAAACGCACTGTCAACCGCCTTCCGCGACAGCAAAGACCCTGTAAAAGCCTTTGGCGATGCGCTGGGCAATGTGATCTTTACCCGCGTGACCAACAGCCTGGCCGACGCCATGGCAACCAAGTTTTTAGACAGCTCCATAGGCACCGGTTTGCTAAGCATTTTTGGCCTGGCAAACGGCGGCATCATGTCCGACAAGGGATCGATGCCGTTGCACACCTACTCAAAAGGCGGCATCGCCACCGGGCCGCAATTGGCCGTGTTCGGCGAAGGCCGCATGCACGAAGCCTATGTGCCGCTGCCCGATGGCCGCAGTATCCCGGTGAACATGAAGGGTGGCGGCCAACCGATTGTCAACAACAACTATTTCACCATCGGTGATGTTGCGTCGGTCAGTATGGTGAAACAAGCCGTCAGCACCAGCCAAAAGCAAATCGTCGCCGCCTTTGGCCGCTCGCAAAACTACGGCGGGGCCATCGCCTAGCCCACCCAAGCCAGCCCAATCACCATGAGCCTGATCACCTTACCCGCAGCCTTTAAGCCGCGCACCTGCAGCCTGCGCCTAAGCGTCAATCAGCGCGTCAGCGCCGCGCCGTTTGGCGGCTCTGAGCAGGCCATTGACCTATTAAATGACCGCTGGCTGCTGAGCTGCGAACTGCCCCCGCGCTACCTGGCCGAGGGCGCGGCCATCGAAGCCTTTATCGGCCAAATGCGCGGCCAGACCAACAGCGTGAGCGTGTGGCACTTTGCCCGCCCGCAACCGGCCGGCACCGTGCGCGGCACGCTCACGCTTACCGCCGCAGCGGCCCAAGGTGCCAGCGTCATTGTTGTCACCGGCTGCAGCCCCACCACTGGCACGCTCAAGGCGGGCGACATGCTGGGCGTGGGCGGCCTGTTGCTGATGGTGGCCAGCGACTGCACCGCCGTGGCCGGTGTGATCACCGTGCCCGTGACCAATGCCCTGCGCAAGGCGCTCACCAGTGGCGCTGCCGTCACCTGGTCCGCGCCCACCATGACGGCGCGGCTGCTCGACTGCTCACAAGTCGGCTACGAGCCTGCCATTGCCAACAACGTAACTTTTGATTTTGGTGAGGTGATCTGACATGCGCACCCTTGCAAGCCCCGCCGTTACCGTGCTGGCCGGTGCCAGTGTGGGCCTGGTGCAACTGGTGGCGCTGGAATTTACCGGCACGCCGATTTATCTGAATACATCCAATTGGGATTTGACCTGGGGCGGGCATGTGTACAAGGGCGCCTATGGCCTGGGCACGGTGTCTGCTGTGACCGACAAACCGGGCGAAATCACCGGCTTGACGCTGGAATTAATCAGCGGCGACTCGGCCAGCATTGCCCTGGCGCTTGACGATGCCGATGTGGTGCAAGGCACCCCGGCATCGATCCGCACCGCCATCATCGATCTGAGCAATTACACAATTTTGGACGCGCCGATTGAATGGCTGGGCACCCTGGACACCATGAGCATCGTCGAGGACGGCCAGCAGTGCAGTATCAAAGTTAGCGCCGAATCCAAAGCCGTTGATTTGCTGCGCGGAAACGCCATGATGTACAGCGACGCCGATCAAGTCGCGGTGGCCAGCGCCGACCACTTTTTTAAATACGCGGTCGACCAAACGGACAAACCAATAACGTGGCCTCAAAAGGCCTATTTTTATCAATGATTACCAAACTGCAAGACTGGCAATTGCGCCTTGAGGCGTTTGTTGCCGCCCGCCAAACCCGCCACTTTGCCTGGGGCGAAAACGACTGCGCCATTTTTGCCGCTGACGCCGTGATGGCCCTGACCGGCGTCGATGTGGCCCTGCCCGAATTGCGCACGCACAAAACCGCAAAACAGGCCAGCAGAGCGCTTAAACAGCGCGGGGGTTGTATGGGTATTGCCATTGCTGCGCTAGGCCAGCCCGCGCCGATCTGGCAAGCCAGTATTGGCGACGTGGTACTAGCTAAATCAGCCGGGCGCGAACTGCTGGCTATTTGCAACGGGCAAACCTTTTTGGCGCCGGGGCCGCAGGGCTTGTGTGCCATGCCCATGACTGATGCGCTGCTTTGCTGGAGGC